CTGGATGTCCTCAGTGCTCACCCACGAACCTTCTTCGGCGGGCGGCATTTGCTGATACAGGGTTTTCCACTTGAACTCGTCCCGTTTGGCGTCCGCTACCATCGATTCGGTGTACCATTCTGGCCACAGGCGGTCGCCCGGTTCGCGTCCCAGTGGGTCTCCTGCTTCCGCTTCCATTTTCAGGGTCAGGATTTTTTGGCGACGGGTCGGGTTGTTTATGTTCCGGTCGATCAGGTATCCAGCGAGGTCGTTTCTGGCCAGCCGCTGGCATATCAGGACTACTTTCCCTGTCGGTTTCAGACGCGTAATGAAGTCCGTTTCGTACCACGAGTGGACTTTGGCCAGCTGCGTCATGGACTGCGCCTGCTCAAAGCCCGAAATAGGATCATCAATAATTGCCAGATCAGCGCGAAAGCCAAGGATACCACTACCCACGCCAGCCGCATAAAGTTCGTCTCCCCTTTCCGTTGCCCAGCGCCCTGCGGCGGCGGAGTCTTTGGACAGTTTGGTGTTCGGGAATAGGGTCTCGATTTCTTCTTGGGCCAGCAGTCCCCGGATTTTGCGGCTCCAGCGCTCGGAAAGTTCTGTCGAGTACGAGCAGGTCAGCAGGTTGATGGGTGTTTTGCTCTTACCGATGGCGTAGGGCGGCAGGGCGACCGAGGTGTAGTAACTTTTTGCCGATCCGGGTGGGGCGAGGATGATCAGTTCGTCCCATTCGTTTGCCAGCAGGCGTTCGGTGTGGTTGCAGATCAGTCGGTGGTGGTCTGCTGGCCTTACTTTCAGAGCGTATTCTGCGAACCCGTCCAGCGACCCCCGTGCTTTCTTCCGCGCCAGCAGTTCCAGCGCCGCTTGTGCGGGAGAGATGTTCATTGTTCCGACACCACTTTCATGTTTGACATCGCGATCCGTTCCAGCTCCGCGTCCGACAGTTTCCCGATGTTGTTGATGTTCAGGTTGACAGTGGTTTTCGATGCTTTTGGTGCGACGTATTCCACGATCCGCATGGCGATGTCGGCGTGGAATTTCCGGGCCTCTACTTCTTCCCCTTGCGCGGTGACCATTGGCACGGGTTCGTCGCCCATTGCCATCGGGAATATCCTGAGCAGTTGTGCTTTGACCCAGCGCTCGTTCAGAAAGTCTATCCCGTCCAGGCTTTCTTGCACTTCCCCTATCGCTCTCCGTACTGTGACGTTCTTCAGCAGTACCGCCCCTTTATTCCGACCGATCTTCAGCGCCGCACAGGCTTCAGGGAGCGAGTAACTGTTTTCTACATACGCCGCGACAAACGCTTGTTCATCCGGTAGCAGCGCGGGCCAGTAGGTGAGCATTGCTCCTGACTCTTGTTGGGACTCCAGCGCTGGTGTGGCCCGACTTTCCGTTGGAGTTAAATTCATACAGGGTCCTTTCCAGCATGCGCTGGCGTTCAGCAGGGATGGCAGCAAGGCGCAACTTCAAGTCCAGAAGCCAGCGGCGCAAATACAGGGCCGACTCCGAATAACCATCGGGCGGCAGGGTGTTCGCGATCGAAAACAGGGCATCCATGGTGATAGTTTACCACACCAGAGGCCGCTTGTCAAGTACCTAAGATGGGAAACGCCAGCCCGACGCCCGAGGAACGAGGATGGAGTCCTTTAACGGGGTAGGTGGAAAACGGCGGGAACCGGAGGACCCGGAAGCCTCGCGCCCGCACATATGCCCTTGCTTTTTGGGAGGGGGTGGTTTTTCTCCGGACCTTTTTCCAGATATCCCTGCAAAGGGCTTTTTTCCCACGAACGCAAGCAAGGAACGTGCCAAATATCCCCTATTCAGTTTCGAGCTTTCTCTGTCCGAGGCCCTGCGCCAGCGGCCCTGTGCCCTGACACCTATCCGTTCATAAAGTATGTTTCACATACCGACGCCCGCCCCCGGCCCGACCCCCGCCCGCCGCCCCCGCGCCCCGCCCGCGCCCACGACGATGCCACGGCGACCCCGCCCCGCGCCCGCCGCCCCCGGTCCGGCGACCCTTGCTGAGCGATATGTGTTTCACGGGCGTTCCACGGCATCCCCCTTGCACGCGGATCCCAGCGGGGCGGCACACATACCGGGGCCGATGTTCCACGGGCAGGAATGACATTTGCATATGACGCTCGCATCGTGACGTCGTCATAGGCCCCGTCGTCCGGGGGCTTTGGGCCTGTTTGCATGCCAGCGCCGCCCCGCGCCGCCAGCGTTCGTCGTGCGTCGATGTTTCACGGCAAACGGACATCCCCCGACGGGGGTATTGACAGCAACAGCGAGCCGTGCTTCGCGGGTGCCAGCGCATGCGCTCGTCACTAACTAACAGCGACAGACGGCGAGCGGGGTCCAGCGCCGTGGAGGTCGATGAGGATAGGTATCTCCCAAGAAGTGCCATATCGAATCGTGGGGGTCCGGCGAGAGAGGCGATCTATTCCGACCGACCACCTCTCCTCTATCACCGCCCCACGGCGATCGACCGCCCACCCGAGACGAGATTAACTGAGGTATGGCCCCATATCGGCTCCGAGGCCGCGTCGGTCGGGGCCTGCCGCCCACTTGCACCCTCCACGCACCCTGTCGCCCCGGCCCATCCGATCCGGAACCTAGATGCTACCGTCATCGGGAGATCCACGGCAGGATCGGCCCGCCTTCAGCCGCCGCACCTCTCATATCGCTGGCCGAGCAAGTATATCGAGATAACTGACCCGATCGCACCCGCCGCCGGTCGGGTGATCTATAGGATCCCCATCGCTAATACCGTTCGTCGCCGCACCTACCGTTCGTCGGACGACCGCTGGTTTGACCGCTGGAGTACTTGTGCCCATCGCCGCCCTGTGGTATACTAGAGTCTCGGTGGTGCTGGGCCAGCCACCGACCCCTTTCCCGGCCCGCAAGGAGATTGAGATGACCAAGACCACCAACACCACCCCCGCCTTCGCCGCTGGCGACCGTGTGACCGTTACCAATGCAGCAACGATGGACGAGGCGCTCGCTGGCACGATCGTCCTAATAAGCAAGGGCTGGTATCAGATCGAGCTGGACGACGAGATCGAAAACGCACGAGGCGAGGCTGTTTCCACCATCAGCGCCCGCGTCTCATCGCTGGCCCCGCTGGCAGCAGAAGACGACGAACAGGCCGACGTCGAGCTGGACGATGATTTCCCGGATGGCACGGACGTCGCCGAGATGGGCGCCGAGGCTGACGGCGAGCAAGACGAGGGCGAGACGGTCAGCAGCAAGATGGCCGAGGCCCTGCGCAAAGCCCGCGTTCGCTACGTGAAAGACAAGCGCCCCTCCGGCGCTGCCACCGCCCACAACGGCGACGTGATTGCCCGTGAGCTGCGCGATTACGAGCCAAAGGAGGTCTGCGGGCTATGCGACCGCTGCTTCGATCTGCCGAAGGGCAGCACCTTTGCCAAGTACGAGCACCTCAACAACGGCCAGCAGCGCATGAATGCTGGCAACCGGATCCGCTCTGCCTACGCCAAGGGCGACGACGAGATCCGCAACCGCATCGCTCACGTGCTGGGTCTGGACGAGGTCGAGCAGGACGACCTGCAAGACAGCCCGGATTCGCTGGACGAGAACAAGTAACAACCACCCGTCAGCGGACAATCCCGCCCGCTGGCACCCCCACCCTTTCAAGGAGCAAGACCATGAGCAAAATCACCGCCCCCGCCGCCAACAAGGCCTTTAACACCCGCGTTACCTTTGGCTATTCCACCACCCTGCTTTGCGACGCGGCGACCGCTGCCGAGCTGATCAAGCTGTTACCCCGGCTCAAGATGGTCGAAAACGGATGGACCGGCGACGAGTCCGTGCTGGTCGAGTCAGAGCGCAGCGTCGCGATCGAGATGGGCGGCTGGACGCCTTTCACCCACGACCAGTACCAGAGCTTGCGCGACGCCGTCGAGGCCGAGAAGGCCGAGAAGGCCAAGCTTGCTGGCCAGCCCGACGAAGAGTAAGGACGAAATGCCCGCCCGCACGGGGGCATCTGCCAGTAATCGCTGGCACTGACGAGTCCAACCAAGGAGCGAAACATGAACACCGAACAAATCATCAGGCTGGCGCGGCACAAGCTGGCGACCGCCCCCGAGAACGAAGGCAGCGCCCGCGTTTGCCTAGCTGACGCCATCGCCTGCTACGACAAGGGCGACCTGCACCACGCCCGTGAAAGGGCACTCCGCTCGCTGTCTTACAGCGTCGGGGTGCTGGACCGCGATTACCAGCGGGCTGCCGCTTCCCACGTGGCGTCGATGGGAAAGGATTCGGAATGATCACCCTGCACCTGCTATGGGTCGCTGCCATCGTTGTAATCGCAGCAGCGCTGGACGATTACCGCAAAGAGAGGATGGCCGATATGGAATTTGACAAACGATGCCAAGGAGAAGACGAATGAAAACAGCCCTGCTAACGGCCCTGATGGCCATCACTTTCCCAGCGCTGGCGCAGACAGCCGCCGAACAGCAACGAGAGTTCGAACGCCGTGAGTTCATGGACCAGCAACGCCTGCACAATGAGCGGGTCAACGACTACATGCACCAGCAACAGCAGCGAAACCAGCAGATACCGTTCGTCATGTCTGGTCCCGATATCGGCGGGGCGATCCAGCGAGGCGTCGATATGTACAACGCCCAGCAGCGAAAACGCCAAGGAGAAGATTAACCGCCATTTGATCTTGACGCGGGCACCCGCCCGTGCTAGACTACGGGTATCCGGCGGCACCCGCCCCCGGACCCCTTTCATTAAGGAGAGAGCAAATGAACGCAACCATTAAGGACCAGATCACGACCGTCGAGTGGAATCGCCGTGAAAAGACCGTTACCATCGTCGGCCTGTTCGGCACCAAGGTCGTGCGCGAAGACAACCCGGTGGAAATCGGCTTGGCCGTGGTAGAGGTCATGACCGGCGAGGAGCTGGCCCCGCCCAACGCCTACCGCAAGTGCGAGGAGGAGCCGGAATGAGCGAGCACACCATCAAATCGATGCGGGCGTCTGTTGTTTCGACGATTGCCCGCTTGAGGGCCGAGATGGACGATAACCCGGAAAACCTTGAGGAATACAAAGGGCAAGCAGCAGAGGCTATTGACGAGTTTCTGGAAAAGCTTAAACCCGATCCGACCGGCTGGTCGCATTTCAAGGGCAAGATGTTCTACGACATCTACCTGTTGCAACGTGAGGAGGAAGGCACCACGACCGACCGCGACTTGACAAGGCCGGGGCTGAAGTCGACGGATTTTGCCGACTCGCAGGAGTTTTACAAGCACTGCGTCAGGGTAGGCGAAACCCGCCAACGCTACGAGCACAGCGAGTCGAAGGTCTGCACGGCCTGTGGAGAGGAGAAGCCCGCCAACAAGTTCAAATTCAGGGGCGGGGCGAAGTGCAACGCCTGCCGCAGCAAGGAATACAGGGAGCGCAAAAATGCGGCTTAACGTCAAGTTCAAGGAAGGGGCCAACCACGCTTGGCTGATGACCGAGGACGCAGCCGAGCTGTTCATCAAACGCCCGCTAGAGGCATTCACTACGCTGGCCGGGGCGCTGGTCTGTCAGGTGCCCTCCGAGATTATGGAGGAAATCAGGGACGCGAACGAGCTGGTGGAAACCATGGACCCGGACCCGGCCAGCGTGTTTGTGGCCTGCTCGACGCCCGACGACACCAAGCTGTACTACGTGACTGAATCAGTAACATACGCCGGGGGCGACTGCCTCCTGTTTATCCGGCCCATGGCCACCTTTCACTAAGGAGAGAATCAAATGTACGGCGGGATAGATAGGTTCATCGACGAACAAGGCAGCGAGTGGGTGGACACGAACGCAGGGATGCACGGCAACCATCACGAGTTGCGCGATGACGCCACTGAAGACAGAAGGGCCGTTGATGGGTGCCATCCCGTGAATTCCCAAGTAAAATTAAACAAGCAACGGGTCAGGGAGGCGTTGGGGAATCAGTGCTGCGAGTGCGGCAACGACAAAATTCATCTGCTGGATGTCCATCACGTTGACAAAAATGGAAAGGAGGAAAGAGAACAGCTGGGAAACGCCCCCTACTGGCGGCACATATGGAGGGAAGTAAACAATGGATCTACGAAGTATGTTCTGCTGTGTAAAAATTGCCATTATGATCTACATTACAACGAATAATTTAACACGATTACAGATTGACGCGGGCACTGGCCTGTGGTACACTAGAGGTTAGCGGGCATCCACCCGCTGCCATCCGATTTAAACCAAGGAGAAATTTCATGACCGAAGCAACCGCAACCCCGACCAAAGCCACTATCCGTCCGAATATCGCCAACATGGTGAAGAGCGCTGGCGGCTCGTACCACAAGGACGATTTCATCGGCACCACCCTCGCTGGCCTGACCGTCGACCAAGTCAAGGTGATTGCCGTCGAGTGCGGCCTTGACACCGACAAATACGCCCATCTGAACCCCGGCCAAATCCGCATGACGCTGGGCAACAGCCTGCGTAAGCTGTGCGCCGACACCGACGAAACCGGTCTGGAAGGCGCTGCGCTGGACAAGGCGATCGCCGCCAACGTCGACGCCGAGAAGGCCCGCGACCAGATCGACGAACTGGCCACCAGCATGAAGGAGTCCAACGCCGACGCCGCTGCCGAAAAGGCCGCTGCCAAGGAAGCCGCCAAGGCCGAGAAGGCCGCTGCCAAGCCCGCCAAGAAGCCGCGCAAGGCGAAGGTCGTTGATGACTCCGAAGGCGAAGGCGACACCGCCGAGTAAGATCGGCTAAACGATCCCCCGGCTCCGGAGGGGAAGCCGCCCCAATCCCCTCCACCCATTCCATTAACGCGTTCAACAGCTTGGGGAAGCCATGAAAGCGACCATCGAGGAAGGCAACATCGTCTTCCACTTGTCCTACGCGGACAATCACAAAGCAAAATCAGCCGGTGCCCGCTGGCACCCAGCCACCCGCAAATGGCGGGCGAAGGCCAACAAACTGACCGCCAGCGCTGTGCTGGCCAACTTTCCAGAATCCGAAGTCGACCCGGCCATTAAGGCCCTCGCTGGGCAGGCGTTTCACATCCCGCCGATGCCGGGGGACCCAGATGCCCTCCTGCGGGGCGTGAGGCTAAGAGAACGCCAGCGACAGGGTGTGGAGAAGGCATGGCCGCACGCCGGGTTCGCGCTATTCTGGGTCATGGGCGCAGGCAAAACGCTGTCGACCATTGCTTTGACGAACCTACGCCGGGAGGTCGACCTGATCGACCGCCTGCTCATCATCTGCCCGACGTCCGTGAAAGGCGTCTGGAAGAAGGAGTTTGAAAGGTACAGCGCTCTGCCCGCCCACCTGCAAGTGTTGGAGTCCGGCCAGAAGCTGGATAAGTGGGACGGGTTCCCAATACTGGTGGTCGGCGTCGAGGCCCTGTCGCAGGGCGGGGCCAGCCAGATCGCTAAAGATTTTATCGCCGACGCCCGCTGCATGACGGTCGTTGACGAGTCCAGCACCATCAAAAACCACGACGCCCGCCGCACGGAGGTGTGCTGGGAGTTCGGGGAAGGATCAAACTTCCGACTGATCCTGACCGGCACGAACGTTACGCAGGGCATCCAAGACCTGTATGCACAGATGTATTTTGCCGGGCCGACCATCATCGGCGAGCTGTCGTATTACAGCTTCCGCAATAAGTACTGCATGATGGGCGGATTCGAAAACCGGAAGATCATCGGTTACCAGAACGTCGAGCACCTGTTCGACCGGGTCCGCCCCTACTGCGACGTGGTGCGCAAAGGCGACATGAAGCTGCCGCCGAAGCAATACCAGACGAGGGCTGTCAAGGCGACCGCCGAGCAGGTCCGGGCATGCAAGGAACTGGCCCGTGAGATGGAAACCAAGCTGGGCGACAAGGTAATCAGCGTCCAGAACGCACTGGAGGCCCTGTTACGGTTCCAGCAGATATCGGGCGGATTTGACCCGGATGGGACCCCACTTTCGAAGAACCCGAAGCTGGCCGAGCTGATCGCCCTACTGGAGGAGTTCGATGGAAAAGCGATTATATGGGCACGGTATCTGCCCGAACTCGGAGCCATCAGCGAGGAACTTGAGAAACGTTGGCCCGGAAGCACTTTTGTCCTACACGGGGGTGTTAAGCCCGAGGACAGACAGCCAATGGTTGACCAGTTTCAGTCTGATACCGGCAAACGATTCTTCATTGCCAATCAAGCGACGGGGGCAAAGGGCCTGACGCTGACCGCTGCCACCCTGTCCGTGTATTACAGCAACACGTTCTCGCTGGAGGACCGGGAGCAAAGCGAAGACCGCAACCACCGGATCGGGCAGGAAAACGCCGTCACTTACGTGGACCTGATCAGCGACCTGAAGGTCGACAGCCATGTGGTCACCGCCCTGTTAAACAAGAAGGACGTGTCCGAGTACACCAATCAGGGCCTGCGGGTCCGGGATTTGGTGTGATTTGGACTAGACAGGGCGGACGACCTGTGGTATACTAGAGATTCTGGGGGGAGGTCCCCCGCCAGATAACCAGAGATAGGAGTTTGAGATGAAAGAACTGCAGCAAATGGCTGAGCGGATGCGGGTCCTCCAACGCGAGAAGGAAGAGATGGACGAAACGTACCGGCTGATCAACATCGAGCTGGACGACCTCCGCCTTAAAAAGATCCCCGAGTTCATGGCCGAGAACGACATTCGTTCCGCGACCTTCGAGTGTATCGGGCGGGTCCAGTTGGCATTGGACTGCTACGCCACCATCAAAGACAAGGCCGCTGGCTACCAGTGGCTGCAAGAGCACGGCTACGAAGGTCTGGTAACTGAGTACATCCAGCCCAGCACTTTCAAGGCCGCTGTCAAGGAGGCACTCAAGAAGGGGCAAACGTTCCCGGATGAGCTGTTCTCAATCACGCCCTTCACACGGGCATCCATCGTAAAGAGCTAAGGAGCAATACCATGAGCAAGAAACAAGAGAGCACGGCAGTCGCGACGCAGGTTAACGGTGTCCAAGAACAGATGCCCGACTGGCTGAAGAAGGGCAACGCCGGTTCCGAGGACGTGGGCGCAAGCGACATGATCCTCCCCCGCGTGGATGTGCTGCAGGCGCTGTCCCCGCAGATCAAGAAGTCCGACCCGAACTACATCGACGGGGCCGAGCAGGGCCAGATTTTCAACACGGTCACGGGCGAGCTTTACGGCTCCAGCGTCCAGTTCATACCGGTCCTGTTCCGCAAGGAATACACCGTCTGGAAGCTGCGCAAGGCAGGTGGCGGCTTCTGCGGGGCCTACAAGTCCAAGGAAGAGGGCGAGGCCGCTGTGGCAGCGATGCAGAACCCGGTCGATTACGAGTGCGTCGAGTCCCACCAGCACTTCTGCATACTGCTAACCGATCACGGCCCGGAGGAGGCAGTCTTCTCGATGACCAAGTCCAAGCTGAAGGTCAGCCGCGCCCTGAACACGCTGGTCCAGATCGCTGGCGTTGACCGCTTCGCCAAAGCGTACCGGATGGACGCAATCGAGACGTCCAGCGACAAGGGCGAGTTCTGGTCCTTCAAGGTCCACCCGTCGGGATTCGTTTCCAAGGAGCTGTACGACCGGGGGCAGGGCCTGTACGAGATGATCCGTGCGGGCGCTGCTGACGTCGACCGTGCCGACGCGGGCGATGCCGCTCCGGCCTACACCGGCTCAGCGGAGCTGTAAAAATGGCCGGGGACTTCCAGCAAAAGGAACTCTCCGGCTCTCTTTTCAAGAACGAGCGGAAAGAGCAGCCGAATCATCCTGACTACCGGGGCAGCGCCAAGATCGAAGGCGAGGAATACTGGGTGTCGGGCTGGATCAAGGAGGGCGCTAAGGGCAAGTGGATGTCGCTTGCGTTCACGGCCAAGGACGGCGGGTTCAGCAAGCCGGACAAGCCGAAACCGTCGACACCGTCATTCGACGACGACGACATACCGTTTTAACAATCAGGGGGCCTTCGGGTCCCCGTTCTCTTGGGGAAGAGAATGCGATTCAGCGAAGCACCCCACATAGGGTTTGACACCGAGACGACCGGCCTGAGATGGCCGACCGACCGGGCGTTTGGGTTTAGCGTGGCGACGCCTGACGGCAGCAGCGTCTATTACGACGTCCGACACAACCCCGGCAGCATCGACTGGTTCAACGATGAAATGAGCCAGTTCCGTGGCGTGATCATCTGCCACAACGCGTCCTTTGACTTTAAGATGGCCGAGAGCAGCAGCCTGTACATGCCCATCGACCAGCTGGACGACACCGTAATCCGCCAGTGCCTGATCAACGAGCACGAGCACTCATTCAGTCTGGACTACCTGAGCGACAAATACCTGCACGAGCGCAAGGAGTCGGAAATCTACGACGATCTGGCCCAACTGTTCGGCGGCAGGGCGACGCGTGGGGTCCAGATGAAAAACATCAGCAAGGCACCGCCCGAGCTGGTCGCCAAGTACGCTGCCAAAGACGCCCTGCTCGCCCTGCGCCTGTGGGAGTGGCAGCAGGCCGAGATCGAAAAGCAGGGGATTCAGGCCATAGTCGCCTTTGAGCGCCGAGTGATGGCCCCCCTGATCAAGGCCGAGATGCGTGGAATCCGGGTCGACGCTGGGCTGGCCGAGAAGGCCATGGCCAAGCTGACCATCGAAATTGACGCCCAGCAGAAGGAGCTAAACGCGCTGGTCGGGTGCGATCTGAACGTTAACAGCCCGAAGCAGGTCAAGGCAGTTTTCAGCCCGAAGCAGGACGAACACGGCGAGTGGCGGACCGACAGCGGCATCTACCTGCCAATGACGGACAGCGGGAACGCCAGCATGGACGCCGAGGTGCTGCGCGGGATGGAAAATGACAGGCGGGCCGAGCTGATTCTGGCCGTTCGCAGCACGATCAAGACCCGCGATACTTTCCTCGGGGGCCATGTCCTTGGGCACATGGTGGGGGACAGGGTCTACCCGAATGTAAATCAGAACAAAGGCGAGGACGGCGGCACTGGCACCGGGCGGCTATCTTACACCGAGCCAGCCCTGCAGCAGATCCCCTCGCGAAACAAGCGGGTCGCCAGCATCGTCAAGCCGGTGTTTCTGCCGGACGAGGGCTTCGATTGGCTGTCGCTGGACATGAACAGCTTTGAGGTCCGGGTCTTCGCCCATCTGGTTAACAACCCGACCATTAACGCCGCCTACGCTGCGGACGAAATGATGGACCTGCACCAGTACGTTGCCGAGCTGACCCACCTGCCACGGAACGCGACCTACAGCGGGCAGGCGAACGCCAAGCAGCTCAACCTATCGATGATCTTCAACTCCGGGAACGGGGCCATTGCCGATAAGATGGGCATGCCTTGGGAGTGGAACAGCTTCCGGAACGGCGACAAGACAGTTAAGTACAAGAAGGCCGGACCAGCAGCGGAAGCTGTCATCGAGGCTTACCACCAGCGGGTGCAGGGAGTCAAGGAGCTGGCCAACAGGGCTAAGGGGGCGGCAGAGGCTTACGGCTACGTCCAGACTAAGCACGGGCGGCGGCTGCGCTTCCCACGGGGGTACAAGACCTACAAGGCGTCAGGACTAGCGATTCAGGCCACTGCCGCCGACATCAACAAGGAAATGTGGCTGCTGACGGAAGACATGGGGCCCGGCCAGCACCTGATCATGAACACGCACGACAGTTACGAAATAAATGTGAGGCGCGGGACGGACCCGCTGCGCCTGAAGAACGAGCTGCAGGAGCGGATCAGGGCAGCAGTGCCGTGGTTCCGCGTCCCGTTGGTGATCGACTTGAACGGGGTCGGGAATTCATATTGGGATGCGCAGAATGGATGACGTAATTAAACTGGATATGCTGGAACTCCAGCGGGCGGCAAAACTCGACTTCGAGGACGCCGTGTTTGAGGCGGCGAACATTTACATTAAAGCAGGCATCCCGGTGCTGCCGCTGGAGACGAACAGCAAGAAACTGGCAGGGGGCGGCATCAACTACATGTCGGCCAGCATCAAGCCAAACACCATCGCCAAGTGGTTCGCTCCGGGCGGCAAGTACCGGGGCTGCAACATCGGGATCGCCACCGGCACCAAGCACGGGGTGATGGCCCTCGACATCGATTCCAAGCCCACTGGCGGCACGACAGGCATCAAGGAAATAGCCCGGATCACGGCAAAGGAAGGCCCCCTGCCCCCCGGCCCGCGCCAGCGGACGCCATCAGGAGGCTTTCACTACCTGTATATGTGGCAAGACAATGCGGTGTCCAGCAGCAGCAAGGTGGCAAACGGTATTGACACGCGGGGCGGCACGATCGACCGCTGCACTGGCCACATAGTCGTGTTCCCCTCTGCCCTCGACGGGAAGGAGTACATCTGGGAGGAGGGGGGAGAGGTTCCCGTGATGCCAGAATGGCTGTCGGAGTCCCTTGGCGAGCCGTGGCGCGAGAAGCCGAAAGAGGTCGTGGCCAAGCAGGAGGTGCCAGTTCACCAGATTAACCGGATGCTGACCATCATTGACCCAGATGCCCTGTCGTACGAGGATTGGGTGAAAGTCGGCATGGCCCTGAAGAGCACCTGCGGCGAGGACGGGCTGGACATTTGGGATGAGTGGTCGGCCAACGGCGCTCGCCGGAAGGCCAACGAATGCAAGGTCCGCTGGAAGACCTTCCAAGAAGACGGGCCAGTGGGGTTCGGCACCCTGCTGTTCATGGCAAAGGAGGCGGGCTGGCGTCCGCTACCGGGCGACGTGTCCAACAGCAATCTAGACGCTGAAATCGAAGAGCGGGTGCTGGAGATGAACAAGCACTATGCCCTCGTCCGGGCCAACAAGACCATGCTGGTCGCCACCTTCAGCAACAACGGGATCGGGGAGCGGGTAGGGTTCCTGTCCATGTTGTCGTTCTCAACGATGGCAGCGCCGGAGAAAATCCAGATCCCTACCCGGAACGGGTTCACCGAGAAAGCGATGGCCGACATTTGGCTCGCCAGCAGCCAGCGCCGCGCCTATTACGATATGGGCATCTATCCGAACGACGACGAGCCAGCCGGGACCCTGAACCTGTGGAACGGATGGGGGGCCAGCCCGGACCCAAAGGCCGTCTGCGATCACTACCTGACCCACATGAAGGACATCGTCTGCGCCGGGGACGCCAACATTTACGAGTGGCTGCTGGACTGGATGGCTGACTGCGTACAGGACCCCCGGAACATCAAAGGATCGTGCGTCGTCCTGCGGGGCGTCGAGGGCTGCGGCAAGGGAGCGTGGGCTGACCAGTTCGGGCGGCTGTTCGGCAAACATTACACGCACCTGATCGACGCCGAGCGGCTAACGGCAAAGTTCAACAGCCTGACCAGCGACAGCATCGTGGTGTTTGCAGACGAAGTCTTGTGGCCGGGCGACCGGAAGGCAGCGAACGTCCTCAAGGGCCTAATCTCGGAGCGTCGTATTACCCGCGAGTCTAAAGGCATCGACAGCGTCGAGGTTGACAACCTGAACCGGGTCATCATCGCTTCCAACGAGGAGTGGATCATCCCAGCGGGGCCGCAGTCCAGACGCTGGCTGGTGCTGAACGTAAGCAGCCACGTGGCCTGCAACAAGCCGTATTTTGACCGTCTGTTCAAGGAGATGGACAACGGGGGCCGGGACGCCCTGCTGCGCCTGCTCAAGGAACGTAAGATCACCAGCAACCTGCGCTTTGCCCCGCACACGAAGGGGCTGGCCGAGCAGCGGATGCAGTCCCACCGGCACGACAGCCTGCTGCACTTTTTCAGCGAGGCGATCGTCAGGGAGCATTTCGACACCATCGACGCAGAGGCCCACATGGGCGACGCTGTCGGCTGGCCAAAGAAACTCATCAAGTTCGAACTGTTCAATGAATATAGGACGTGGGCGCGGGAAAGCAGGGTCAGCACCTTCGACACCCTGACGATGACAACTTTCGTGAAACAGCTGCCGATATACGGGTTCACCGAGGACGGCAAGATGCTGGTGGTCCCGCCGCTGAAGGAGATTCAAAAGCGGATCGACCAGCGGATGGGTGTTCACGTCGATTGAGACTAGACAGGACATAGGACGTGTGGTATACTAGAGGTTCTGGACGGATGGCCGTCTGACCTCAAACAAGGAGAAATAAAATGCAACCGAATATGGACGTATTGGTGGACCTACAGTTTGGCAGCACCGGCAAGGGGGCGCTGGCTGGCTACCTTGGTGTCAGAAATGAATACAGCGCCGTGATCTCGGCCAACATGCCGAACGCCGGCCATACCGCTTACTGCCCGGATAGCGACCAGAAGTTCATTCACAAGGTGTTGCCTAGCGCCATCTTCGGCGACGAGTTGAAGATCATAGGCGTCGGGCCGGGCGCTGTTTTCTTCCCTGACCGTCTGGTCGAGGAGTGGGCGACAGTTTGCGAATACCGGGACGACCTGACTCTCATCGTTCATGAGGCCGCCGGCATTGCCACAGAGGAGCACAAGGCCGCTGAACAGGCATCCCTGTCGCGGATCGCCAGCACGATGCAGGGCAGCGCCGAGGCCCTGATTTCCAAGATTCGCCGTGAGGACAAGGCCATCGTCAAACACCGGGCCATTTCCCTATATGAACGTCTGAACCATCACGGACGGGCGCGGGTAGTCGACCAGCGGTATTGGATGGATATCATGAGCAGGCATCGCAGCATTTTGCTGGAAGGGTCGCAGGGCTACAGCCTTGGTATCAGCGCCGGCTTCTACCCGTACTGTACCAGCAGGGACTGCACCCCGGCCCGTGTCATAGCTGACTGCTCCGTGCCCGTGGCATGGCTCCGGGATGTGTACGGTAGCTGCCGTGTCCACCCTATCCGGGTCGGCAATACGCCGGACGGCAACAGCGGCGATTGGTACGTCGATCAGAAGGAGATTCACTTCAGCGACCTTGGAGTGCCGGACGAAACAACCACTGTCACTGGCCGGGTCCGTCGTGTTGCTACCTTCTCAAGGGTCCAAATCGAAGAAGCGATGCGCATGGCCATGCCCACGGCGGTGTTCCTGAATTTCGCCAACTACGATGAGCAGGCAGCGGCAGAAGCGACCGACATTATTGACGACGTGGCGGCTGAATTCGGCTGCGGCGGCGTCGGTTTCGTCGGCTGGGGTCCCCGCCCGTCTGATATCAAAGAGGTCGAGTGATGCAGATTCACCACGCCACCAACGAGGTCGATAACTGGATCAGTCCGTTGCTGCCTGACCGGTCCTCTTTTGACACCGCTATCAAACTTGTGGAGGAGGCTAGCGAACTGCTCCACGCCATTCACCACCACAGCGACGTCGGGCAGGAGTGTGCAGACATTCTGATTCTGCTGCTTGATGTTGCTCATCTGCACGGCGTCGATCTGGCTTCCGAATTCAGCAAGAAGATGGAAATCAACCGCAAACGTAGCTGGACCGAGCGCCAAGGGACGCTAAAACACAAATGAAAACGCCAATAGACAGGGCGCTTGACGCCCAGCACGTGAAGCGCTGGTCACTGGTCGCCACGACGGCAGAGAGCAACGTGGCCAGCCACTCGTTCAACGTCGCCGTGATCGCTATGGCCATTCGCGACCAGATGAAGAACACCATCGACATCGACCGTAGGGACGTTTGTTATCACGCCCTGCTCCACGACATCGACGAGGTGTTCACAGGGGATATCCCGACGCCGACGAAAATGGCGATGCGGGCGCAGGGGGTGGAGCCGAATGCCCTTTTCGAGGGGCAGGAGGTTTCGAACCCGCCCGACAAGGTCAGGGCCATCATCAAGATCGCTGACCTGATCGACAACTATACTTTTATATGCCACCATGGCGCGGGGGTCCGGGCCACCGGGGCGACCGCCGAGGTCCGGGGGCGGCTCGTCGCGGCCCTCGACGGGGCATCGCCGGACCTCGGGCGGGCGGGTCGGGAGGTCTTGGCGTACATTGCGGAGAGAAGAAGTGAGCATCCCGAAGAAAGAAAGCGTCTTGAGGCAGAAGGTAAAAGACTGCGTGAGTTCAATCATTTTAGCAGGACACCCGGTGCACCTTACGTGGATAGAAAGCCACGCCACGGCGCTGGGGGCACCTGACCTACAGACCTGCTGTTACGGGGTAGAAGCATGGATAGAGCTGAAGGCAGCGCCCGACATCGAAATCCGGGCGTCGCAGGCCCGGTGGATCAGGGAGCACATGGCTGCCGGGGGCTGGCCGCTGATTTTAGCAAGATGGGGCGACACTTTCATCGTATGTCCGGGGAGCCGGGCCGGCGACCTGAGAGAGGACCCATCAGAGGAAAGTTTCTTGCGTCACGCCAGCAGCCGCTGGCACGGTGCCCTGCCGGACAGGGAGTTTTTACGGGTTATCAGAAACCCAAGGAGAGAATATGACAAACTTGAACGAGACATTGGATGAGCGCGGCGAGCAGTATGGCGACTTCAAACAGATGGCGCTGCTGGCGACCCTGTTGAAGAACGTCCTGCGCCGCGACGACATGAACGCGGTCCAGCGCGAGGCGACCGACCTGATTTGCACCAAACTGGCCCGCATCGCTGTCGGCAACCCGCACAACAGGGACAGCTGGCATGATATTGCTGGCTACGCGTCGTTGGTAGTGGCGCAGATGGACCGGGAGGACGGGGTATGAACTTCGCCCAGATGCTGCTGGCCCCGGCCCCGATGCCGTTGATGTCGCCTGAGAAGCCGCCCCCGAAGCCGAACACGTGGTCCGACATCCGGATCGCCCGGAAGCACCGCCACAAAATTACGGTCGAGAAGTACGCCAAAGCGATCGGCGACGGCTGGGCCGGGACGCGGGACATTGAAAACAGGATGGGCACGAACCGGGGTTGCATTTACAAGGTGTTGATGGTGTATTGCGATGCGGGGATTCTGGAACGCAGACCAGCGGGCGGGACGGAATTTAACAGGAACAAAGGCTGGGAATGGAGAGTGAAATGAAAGACGAAGACATCATGTTCGAACAGCGCCGTCAGGCGATGATTGATTCCGAGGCGTGGAATAGCGCCCACTCAATTCCGATCCACCAGAAGGTCGGCACAGTGATCCCCTTCAGCCGCACGGTTGATCGTGACCCGAACCCGCGCATCCCGCTGTCGGTGCCGGAGAACAGCTACCCGAAGATCAGCAAGAAGGAGGCTGTATTTTGGGTCGTGTTCGGTGCGGTTCTTGTTGCTTGGTGGACGGGGGTGATGTGATGACCTATGAACAGTGGTGGTGGGAGTTCATCGCCGAACACGAAG